AATATCGTTTTCTGTAGTCTTGATGTTTTTCTCGATAGACTCACGCAGACCTTTGATCTTTCTCATAGATGAAAAAATGTTGTTCTCTTCATCCAAAAACTTCTTAGTCTGTTCTACCTTATCGAAAATATCCTTAAGATCCTTTTCGATATTGACACGTTCAGAAGAAATTGTGTCTAGGTCTTTTTGAATTTCTTCGATGGACTCTTCACTTTTCTTTTTGACTTTGTTAATATGGTTTTCATGAACCTTGATCTTTTCTTTCGTAATACTAATTTCATATTCTAACTCTTTCTCTTCTTCTTTGAGTTGTGAGACCTTAGATTTAAGTAATACATTCATCAGAGAAAAAACATTGATGTCCAATAGGTCTTCAATAACCTCTCTTCTGTCTGCCGCAGGCAATTGCATAAAAGGTACAAACGAAGAACTACCCAAAATAACTACTTGAGTAAAAGACTTGTAGTTCATTCTGAGAATCTGTTCTTCTAACATTTTCTGGTAGTCTTTAGCTTTGGCTGACTGATCGATAAGAATTTTGTTTTTATAAATCTCAAACAACTTAGGTTTAAGGCCTCGTTTGATTAGGTAATGATCGTCTGAAATGTAGAATTCAACCTCAACCACACAGTCTTTTTCATTGATACTGTTAGGTAGTTGGGGAATGTTTATCTTACGGAATGGTTTACCGAACAAACCGAACGTGATAGAATCCAACAAAGCAAATGACTTCCCGTGTCCGTTGTTGCCGGATACGAGAGTCATGTTGTTATTGTCTAGATCGATTTCAGTAAACGCATTACCAAACGACCCAAAGTTTTTAAATCTTACTTTCTTGAATGTTATCATACTGCAACTTTCTGTGGAATTTGCCACCATTCGGGTAGATAATCGTGAGGTTTTCGGTAATCACAACGACCGATACCTTTTTTCCACCTTGCGAATCTAGCCTTTTCCCCCATGTAATAATTTCTGTATGCACTAACGGCATCCCCCTCCACCTTGTACTCATCAGGCATCGCCTGAGCAAAGGGAGTTTTCTTGTGGTAGGTGTCTCGATCAATGTTCTTGGGCCAAGATTCATGACAGAATTCAATAATAGATTCTGACGCATGACGACGACCGTATCTTCTTGTATATTCTCTACAGAGTTCTTTGCCGTGGTAAACCAACCACATGTAGTTACCCAATGTTTCGCGGGCCCAGATTGTACATGGGTGATTTACCATTGTAGCGTGGTACAGCAGGCGAGTGCGATTCTTCGTGGCATCATCAAGCCAATGCGTCCACCTTTTGATTCGCCTACCAGTTTTTGAATAACCGACATACTCTTCTCCGTCAAGGACTCGATGAATGGTCGAAAGCATCTGTGCAGTTTCGACCGGCATCTTTACAATGTGCTTGTCACACATGTGGTTTGCGGACGTTAGTGACGATTCGTGAAGTACAAAAATATTCATATCGAAAGACTTTCCATATACAGTTCCTTAACAAGACGCTTCATCTTGTCTTTATCCACAATCTCTTCTATAAGATCTATTTCGTTGTTAATTAGTGTAACAGTATCTTGTGCCAAGTCAACTAGTTCTTTATCATTTTCATCAATTTCAATATAATCTTCTACTGTAGTAATCTTTGCAACGCCTACATCATACAGACTATCCATCAGCCTATCAAAACTGTATGGGTGTTTCTTAGAATTTACTTCTACACGAACATAGCATCCCTCAAGATATGAAAGATCTTCAAACTCACATGAGCCTGAACTGTCATCATATACAAGGCGATGAAACATCTTATATGGATTTTCTATAAACGTAAGATCTCGGGTATCTGTATCTAGTATGTGGAATCCTTTTGCCTCTTTTAGATCAGCAAATGTAATTTGATATTGTGTACCAAGGTAATCAACATTACCTTGAGTATGTCTACAATGAAAGTGTCCGCTGATTACTTTCTCATACCTATCAAACAACTTTGGATCCATTCCTCCTCTATGACCCACACCTCTCATCACTTGATAACCGTCCAATTCAAGGTGTCCTATTAGGATAGGTGCAGAAGCACTTTTAATAAACTCAACAGACTCGTCATGATTTGTTTTATTTACCCAAGGAAGTAATGCTATATCCAACCCGTCGAACGACAGCACTGATGGTTTATCATATACAGTTATATCGTTATTGAATAACTCTTTCAAAGAATTAATCTCATTGGTGTTTCTGTAGTATACATCATGGTTTCCTAGTATACAATGCACCGTAATTTTTTCATCACTCAGTCTCTGAATAAATTTAGTTCTGACTTGGTTCAGTATACTAAAGTTAACAAACTTACGGCGATCCATAAGATCACCTGCATGTATAACCGTATCGATATTATTTTCTTTTAGATAGGGAAAGAACACTTCATCAAAAAATTTCATGAAGTAGTCAAAAAATAATTGACTATCTCCCCTTGCACCAAAGTGCGTATCATTCAGTAGTGCTATCTTCATCTGCATTATCCATCACTGAATCTAAACCCTTTTTCTTCTTCTTCTTTTTCTTCTTGGGTTCAAATTTCTTTATGTCATTCTCGTTCAAATCGAAGTGGTGCGTGAGTGCCTGTCTTACATTTTCCTTATCGAAATAATTACTCTTGTACCAATTACTCAACGATCCGTCGTCAGACAGTTCCATCGCCTTATACTTAACATATGATTGTTTCTTTTCTTTTTCGATCCTACGCAGAAAGGCATAATATATGATTTGTGTGAAATATGAAAATGGGTTCTTCGATTTTTCAGGATCAAAATTATGAGCATACATTAGGCAGTTTTCTATACCATCTCCTACCATCTCCTCACGGTATGGATAGTTTATAAAGTTTGGCTTGTATGAGAGATGTTCTGCAATCTTAAGAAAGCATTCTCCAATATAATCCGTAACTGGGGGTTTAGGATCGTCACAATCTTCTGCTTCAATGATTTGTTTTTTCCACTCTATCATAGCAGCATAGAACTCTTTATTGTCAATGTAGTGATTCGCTTTTTTACTCATCGCACCTTTTCCATGTTTGATTATTCATATTAATTTTCTTGTCTCTGGGTTTATTTGTTCTGTAAACGTATCTACAAAACCATTCCCTGATCTTTCAGACTTCAATGATAAGAAATGTTGATTCAGTTCTCTTACTTCATCTAGAAGAGGTTTTCTTGTACTCCCGTGCTGCATAGGACAGTTAAAATCAATTGGAATATAACCACAGTTCCAGTTCTTTTCGCTGTACGCTCTAGCAAACAGATCGTGATCAGAGTTATCTAAAAAGTAATTCTGCTCATCTAGATACTTCATGTGCTTTAACTTATCTCTGTCAAGAATGAGTGGTCCTCGATTACACGTGCCGTACATGTACAATACATTTCTGTCCAGAGGAGGATTGAGTGACGCGATCGGTTCACTAATTAACTCTCCAAGTTTTCCAACACCAATACAGTTACCGAATACATGCGTGCATCTACCCGAAACACCTATGATATCATCATATTGCTGAAGTCCTCTAGCAAGATTAGAATTAAATCCATATTCAATCATCTCCATGTCTGCTTGAATTTCGACAATATACTTCCCGCTAGATAGAACAAACCCAATGTTATCGCAAGTGGTTTCAAAAACTGGTGTGGTTTGTTCTACCACAACTACCTTTGCAATATTATCAAAAGTATTATTTTTAAAATAGTCTAAAACGATATCTTTAGTATTATCTACGCAGTTATCAAGAATTACTATAAACTCAAAATTAGAGTCCATGTTTTTAATAATACTTTGTATGTTTTTTTCTATGATAGTCTCTTGATTGAATATAGGAACAACAACACTATATTCAAATGGAATATCATTCTCTGAATAGAAAATAATTTCCGGTTCTGCTTGACCGGGAAGGGGAGTAGGATCTTGACATAAAACTCCATTGTAGAAGTTTATATGTTTTATAGCCTCTTGCATCAATTCTTTCATTCTAAATATCCTTTTCGTGTTTGATTACTCATACTATACCACATAATGAACACAATTTCAAATTTAAATTGGATTTTACTTGACAAAAATACAAATATGCATTACACTTTCTGTGTGCCCGGGAAAAAGGGGTATATTAATCTTCTTTAAAGTAGTCTGATATATCCGGACTCCAATCAGTCCATTCATTTCCAAAGTCTTCATCAGACTGTCGTTTTTTATCAGGTTTTTTGTACGGTATATTGTTGTTCATAGTATCGATGAGATCTTTTATATCTGCGGCATCAATGAGTCCAGCATCAACTAGTGTCATCAATGCTTCAGGCGGAAGAAACATAGTCATTGTGATTAAATTTTGAAGTGGATGACCGTTAGGATCTAAGTTCATATTTTCCAATTCTTCTTCCATCTCATCTTCTAGATCGTCTAACATGTCCTGTAAGTCTTCTTTTGATTCAAAGTTGTCTTTGA